TTTTGCGGGTTGCGTACTTTTCGGCTTGCTCGTATTCTTTTTCGGTGAACTTGTTTTTCTTGGTGAGGAAGCCTTCTTGGTGTTCGCCTTCCCTTGTGGTTTTGATGTCGGACATACCAAATTCCATTGCAAGTTGCTTGGTGGACTTGTCGGTAAATTTAGTTTTTGCACTAATAAGGTTTGGAGCTTGCAAAAATACGACCATAACTTCTTCATGACAATCCTTCATTGGACATTGTGGTTTACGGGCTTCAAAGTATCCGTGCTTTGGACACTTGTAATCATTTACTACTGCCATTGTTATTTCCCCTTCAGTTGCTCGTCAAGTGTTAAATCTGAATAATCATGTCTTGGCTTAATACCAAGGTTAATCTTAATCTCACCATTAACCAATGTCAATTTAGTAGATTTATGCAATACAGGCTTTGCTTCTTTGCGGTATTGAACAAATAAACTGCGATCACGGTTCTGCATAATGGCTACTTCGCCACCAATCCACTCCTGATACGCTTTAGATACCCGTCTTTGCACATATACAGTCAATGGTTCGGTTTCATTTAAGAAAACATCCCGTATATGGACTACAGACAGACCAGCTAACTCAGCAAACAATGGAATAGAGATACCACGCTCTTTATCCTGTAAAAAGCGCTTAATAATCCGTCTTAGCTCAGATCTACTGTGGATTTCCGTTGGAATTGCCATATACACCTATTCTTTTCAAGTAATCTGACACATTACGCCCTACAGTGAGCTGTTCAGGGGTGAAATCATCTTGTACACGAGATATTCGCTTAGTTAGCTTTTGAGCTATTAGCCTTGGTTGCACTTGTTCAGCATAAGCAGCGCAAGCTAGGGCAGTAGCAATTACCCGATCATCCTTGTTGCGACCTGATGCTTCAATAGATGATCCATCACGGATAGTGGTTTTCATTTCCTCGATGGTGTCAATATCGTAAATGTCGAGCATCCCACGCTCAAAATAATCTTTCATGTAAGTCAACATACGCTCTTTGGTTGCTGCCGTAGTCATCCAGCCAATAGAGTTAGACAGTCCACCAATGGTGTCGTTCCTGCGCCAGATATAGTTTTGCATATTGCCGTACACATCCATGAGGTCTTTACCCAACGCTGTACCCATCGCAGCAGCTTGACGCTTAAGATTACGCAGTTCATTGATGACCGCTTGACCTGGACCATTGATTTCAAGGTTTAGCGTAGAGTTTTTGTAAGCACCAGCTAGGTGGGCAATCACCCAAGCAAACTGGTAAGTGTTCATTTCAGAGGTGGCAAATGAAGCCACTTGCTCAAGCCCGTCTGCATATACCCGCAACACCTGAATACAAAATCTATCAGCCCAGTCGCTAGATCCATAAGCAGGATCAGCACCGATAACATAATAAGCAGTGTCCACAGGTTCTTCCCAAATCTTGAGCGTGGCAAGACGCTCAGTCGATTTAAGAACTTCCGTGTCGTGAAAGTTAACTCCAAAAGAATATCTATAGGATTCATACGGTATCTTCTTCAGTTTTTTCATTGCATCCGTACATCTTGCATTAGAAAAGAAAGAAGTGCCAGTCATCACAAAAGCGTAGTCCTCAGTAGGCGGAAACTCCTGATACATCAAGCTATCGTCTTTGATGCCCTCAAGCATCTTCCAACGCCACCACGCTATCTGACGAGAATTGATCTCTACGCCATACAGCTTCTTAATATCACGCACCCACTCTTTTTCTTCACCAGTGAGTTTGCCATCCCAATAGACTTTGTAGGTCTGTCCTTCAGGATCAAGCGAGTACAGCTCATTACGCCACCAGCCACAAAAAATTGCTCTTTGGGTTCTAGCCCGTTTAGCAGTGGTGTACATATCGTGAAACATATTGAAACCCCGTGCCGTACTTTCAAAAGTGTAAAGACGGTCAGGGTTGGTTTCAGCCAAGGAAGCCAAAAGGGAAGCTAGTCCTTCTTCATCTCCCCAAGAACTGGTTTCCGTTCCATGTAGGTATGTAATAGCCTTGCCACGACCAAGACTTCCTTTAGCTCTAAGTCCAGCGACTTGATAAAAGATACGGCTGCGGTTCTTGAGGGAAAGCTGATTTCGGTTGTGAGCAAGGATCGGGATTTTGAACTCTTTGGGCAAACCATCCATATACATGGCAAGGGTTGTTCGGAACATATCCCGATTTTCTTCCGTATCCGTTGTAAGTGTTCCCTGAAGCCCTGGGTGCATGAAGTGCCAATAGAGATCGAGTGCGAGTGAAATAGTTGTGATTCCAAGTTGCCTTCCTTTCAAGATAACAAAAAAGTGGATGTCATCTTGCAAACCTTTTGCGATTTCGTTCATCACATAGGTTTGAGTACCAAGAAGGTTATCCATCTTGCGTAAGCCTTGCTCTTTGGTTTCAATCTTGAGCTGCTTACAAAAGTAGTAAAAATGTTGGAGGTTAAATTTACTCATGGTTTAACCAAGGTAATTTGTTGTCGTATTTCTGCAACATCGTATAGTTGCCTTTCTCAAAAAATCCACGATCAACGGAATATTCGTTACCACCTAGTCTAAAACAGAAAGTGCGCTCCCCTGACCAAGTAAATTTAGGAAAGACTTGTTTTGCAGTGGCGTAAAACTTACGATCTCCACCCCACCCTGGCTGTGCTAAGACACTAGCAATCATCTTGAGGTTCTCGGTTTTCATACCCCACATACACCAATCTACAAAGCGGTGTCCTTGGGCTTGCCAACAGTCGTGTAGCTCTCCTAGGGCTTCGCAGTCATCATCAAGGATATAAGCGCCATCTTTGTCATAAACGGATCTTAGACAATATGCCCAATCGTAGCCTTCATCAATCTTAGCCATGATGGATTGCACATGATTTGGCTTGTACCAATCATCGTCATTACAAAAGAAAGTGACATCCTCGTTCACTAGGAGTGCGGAAGCTGCGTACAGTCTGCGACCTTCTACATCCTTGCCACCGACAAAACCATCCCAATAGCAAACACGGACATTTTTGTCACCATACAGATTTCTAATGTCTGCAAAGGTTTGATAGTCACCGTCACAAAGAATGTAATGCACCACTGGATAAGTCTGGGCTTTCACGCTGGCAATGCAGTTAGATAGCTCCCAAGGGCGCTTCCCGTTGGTTACGGTCACTACGGCTGCGGTTTTCAATTGTGTTTACCTAGTTTTTTGATTTCAAAGTTGGGAAGATCCCAATACGCCACCTTGAGCCTAGCACTGTGGTTCTTGGCTAGGTCAATCAAGGCTTTGTAGGTCATCTCACTAAACCGTTCTTTCCATTCACTGGCAAGGGCAATCTTTTGCTTTTTAGTTTTGCAAGAAAGCGCTCTCATCATCTCGGTTTTGTACATCAACCTTTCTTGGGTTAAACGCTCAATGTCTTGCATCCCCATCCTCTGGTCCATCTAACAAGGACTTGAGGTAAGCGATTTCGCTCTCAGCTTGCATTAACAACTCTGATGACTTGGCATGAACTCGCATTAGCTCATGAAAAATTTGATCCTTTTCCATAGCCCAAATCCGTTGCATATACATCTTCTTGGCTTGGTCATCGGCTTTCTCAATGTACTGAGCTACCGACATTACATTATTGCCATTCATTCCGTTCTCCATACTCGTACCCCTTCCCCGTCTTTTCTAGCGATAAATTTACGACCTAATTGTTTGCCTGTTCTGTAGTTAGCGTTACAGACAATTTGTAGCTTCCCCGTTGGCACAAAGAATGATTCTCCGACTTCCATGACCTTATATGGGTACACATTGCGCTTTTTCTCAGGGGGTATCGGAATATTTTTATCAATTTCAATACTCATGCTATTCTCCTTATATCTTCCATCATCATACACTATCATGATACACACATACAACGAATATCATCTAGGCGATAACCTTATTCATCTCAATTACTTGCGTAAGGTATGCGCTCAAGAACCCCACCTAGACTTCACCCATCACTGTCACCCTCAGTATCACAGCCAACTACAACCTCTGTGTGAGGATGTTTCTATAGGGCTTGCAGATCTGTCGATCCCACCCGATAGTGTTAACGCTTGGATAGGGAGGGAAAACTATTTCCATAACCACCCTGACCGTGATGATTGGGTGAAATTCCATCTAGCTTGGTTTGATAAGCTATCCGACCTGTTAGAGCTTTCCTCGCCTATAGCTTGTAGGGAAGATTTACTCTTTGAGTACCCCGATTTAAAGGCAAGGGAGTACCCTCGTTTTGACTGGCTGATAGTAAACAGCCCTCCCCAATCTGGGCAGCTTCCCACCTACAACCAGGCGTGGTTTATAGACAAGGCTAAAGAACTTGCAAATCAGGGCTTAAAAGTCATTACAACCTACCCTACAGGGGTGTGTGAGAGTACTTTAGAGCGCAAAATGACGGTCACCGACATCGGAAATCTGTCACTTTATGTGGACAACATCTTAGGTGTGGATACTGGTCCAATGTGGACTACGCACAACATTTATAACCAAGACAGCGTTTTAACACGCTGTATCTACACCACCGCAGCTAAACCTTACCTATCGAAGAACACTACAGTCTTAGAAAAACTGTAATTTTTTTTGGGGTGGTATCGGAGAGGGGTACGCACCCAACCATACTCAAACCCATTCACTTGGTCTGAATCAGTCTAGATCTAGTTTGATCTAGGCTAGAGCGCCAATTTAAGCCTATAGATATATGTTAAGCGTAGTTTTTAGCGTGTAGCGTGTTGGTAACCCTTTTCAGGAATTGAAAGAGGGTAGAGAGTAGCCTAACTATCCCCTATTCATTTTACCCTGATACCTATATATAAGACTATCTACTAAGCACCTATACAAACTATAGACAATAGCTAATAGGTCTATATAGACTATAGAAACATTCTATATAGATCTATTATAGCTATGCAAAATATCATAACATAAGTATCTAAAAAAAGATTGTAGAAAAGTGTTGACAGCCTATTCTTAATGTATATAATCATACCTATGAGAGCTAATCTCATAACCTAACTACTAAGGAGCTATACATCATGGAAAACAAAATCTATCAACAGGTTACTGATCGCATCATTGCTGAGCTGGAGAGCGGAGCAGCTCCCTGGATTAAACCTTGGAAAGCTGGCAGCGCTGAAGATCAAAACATCATTAGCAAGAAACCATACCAGGGCATCAACAGACTAATTTTAGGTATGTCAGGTTTTGCAATGCCTTACTGGGCATCATTCAAGCAATGGCAGGATCTAGGCGGATCAGTCAAAAAAGGAGAAAAAGGCACTCATATTGTTTTTTACTCTCCGATCTCAAAAGATACTGTAAACCCTGAAACTGGAGCTGCTGAGCAATCTATCTATCACTGCCTGAAATCTTATGTAGTGTTTAACGCTGCCCAGGTTGAGGGAATTGAATTTGAGCAAACTAAACCAGTGCTGCCTGATTTCAATCCAGTGCCAGCTCTTGAGGATCGCATCCTCAAAACTGGAGCAAACATCAAACATAACGGCAGCCAGGCATTTTATAGACCTAGTGAAGATTCAATCACAATGCCAGCAAAAAATACTTTTATTGATGAGAGCAGTTATTACGCTACTGTTTTGCACGAACTCACACACTGGAGCGGAGCTAAACATCGTTTAGATCGTACAAAAGGAAAGCGTTTTGCTGATACTGCTTACGCTTTTGAGGAGCTGGTCGCTGAGCTGGGAGCTGCTTTCCTATGCCAGGATTACGGCATCCAGGGAGATCTACGCCACGCTGATTACATCGGATCATGGTTGAAATGCCTAAAAGATGACAATAAGGCAATTTTCAACGCTGCTGCATTAGCTCAAAAGGCAGCGGATTACATCAACGAATTAGACGCAATCA